GCCATCGCGCGGCGTTGCTTGATCGACGCCAAGGCGGCGCCTCGCAACGTCGCCACGGCGAACCACGCGGAAACGCATCTCGATGTCCTGATCGGCCTTAAAAGCGTTGCCCGTAGAAATGTAAGAATGCGCAAATGGCGGTTGCGCCGATGCGTTGACCTGCAACAGATTGTAAGCACATTATGCGCGTATGCAGTGCACGATTTGCGCGCTGACTGATCCCATATCATTCCCAGTGATCTTCAACTATCAGATAGGGTGCGCCATCGCGCGGCGTTGCTTGAACGACGCCAAGGCGGCGCCTCGCAACGTCGCCACGGCGAACCACGCGGGACCGCATCTCGATGTCCTGATCGGCCTTAAAAGCGCCGCCCGTAGAAATGTAAGAATGCGCAAATCACGGTCGCGCCGATGCGTTGACTTGCAACAGATTGCAAGCACATTATGCGCGTATGCAGTGCACGTTCTGTATCTTTTGTTTAGTTTTGTTCAAGTCCTGATACGGCGAGTGGCTTCGGCGTCAATACTGATCGAAGTCCCACATTGCTCGCTCCCCTTTTCGCCGCCGCGATACGCTGGGCGTGAGGCCGGCAAAAGAGCCCTTGCCATTCGAACCGGTCCTCGAAACGCTCGGCTTCTGTGCGGCTAGACGCTTCCGCTTATCTTAGCCACTATCAAAAGCAGGACCACGCATGGTGACATTCAGCGCAGGCCAGGAGGCGGCTCGCCGCTTGCTGGAAGGCCGGCAGCGTTACACGTGCCTTGCCGGCGGCACACGTTCCGGTAAAACCTTTCTGATCATCCGCGCTATCATAAACCGCGCGCTCAAGGCCGAAGGGTCTCGTCACGCCATCTTACGTTTCCACGCAAACGCGGCGCGCGCATCCATCGCTCTCGATACTCTTCCTCAAGTCATGCAACTCTGCTTTCCTTACGCGCCGCTCAAGGAACGTCGTCAAGACGGCTATTTCGAGCTGGAAAATGGATCCCGCATCTGGATTGGCGGCCTCGATGACAAAGACCGCGTCGAAAAGAGTCTTGGCCTCGAATATTCTACGGTCTTCCTGAACGAGGCCTCTCAAATTCCCTATTCCTCCGCATTAATCGCCTTAACTCGACTGGCGCAGGTGGCGCCGAAAATTACGCAACGCGCCTTCGTCGATCTTAACCCCGTTAGCAAAACGCATTGGACCAACCAACTTTTTGGCGACAAGCGCGACCCTGTTTCAATGCAGCCGCTCAAGGACCCCGAAAGTTATGCCCTCGCTTTCTTGAACCCACCGGATAACATAGCGAACCTTTCGGCCGAGTTTCTGACAAGTCTCGCCAATCTTCCGGAAAAGCAGCGCAAGCGGTTCTACGAAGGCGTCTATGTCGATGAGGTGGATGGCGCGCTCTGGACCTATGGCATGATTGAGGTCAACCGTTGCGCTCCCGGGGATATCCCGCTGGATAAACGCGCGGCCGTCGTGATTGCTGTTGATCCTTCGGGCGCGGCGGGGCGGGACGATCTCGGCGCCGATGAAATTGGCATTATCGCTGCGGCGAGGGGATGCAACGGCGACGCCTATATTCTCGACGACCGCTCGTGTCGAGAGGCGCCCGTGGTTTGGGGCAGGCGGGCGGTTGTCGCCTTTCATGAATATCGCGCTGATTGCGTCGTCGCCGAAAGCAATTTTGGCGGGGAGATGGTTCGCGCGACAATACAGGCTGCCGATCGCAACGTTCCTGTGCGGCTCGTGACTGCGAGCCGCGGAAAGGCCGTTAGGGCGGAGCCAATTTCGGTTCGTTACGCACAGGGGCAGGTTCATCATGTCGGCCGGTTCGGCAAGCTCGAGGATCAACTCTGCGCCTTCTCCGGCGCTGGCTACAGCGGCAGCGGCAGTCCCGACCATGCGGACGCCGCCATCTGGGCGCTGACGCATCTGTTCGGCATCGACGATGGTACAGGCATCATCGAATTTTATCGGCGTGAGTCGGAAGGCCGCAGCCAAACCTAATTGGCTCCGATGCCGTCCCCTGCAAAGCAATCGTCAAAAGACAACGAACCAGCATGGTTGATCGTAGCGCAGGGAAAAGAAGCTGGTCCCTCAGTCCCTACGAGGTCAATGTCAGCTTCACGCCTTCGTCTCCCACGGGTGGGGCGGCGAATTGGTTTGGCCCCCTAACGCCGATAACGCCGCTGGCGCCTCCAGAGGTTGCCGGACGGCAATGGGATTATCCGTCCGGCTATAATCTCTCGACCTTGCCGCGCCCCTATGAGCCTATCAGCTTTGCTACTCTGCGCGGACTGGCGGACGGATATGATTTGTTGCGCCTCGTCATCGAGACGCGCAAGGACCAGGCCTCGCGCCAGTCGTGGGCGATCTGCTCGCGCGACAGGACGGCTTCCGCCGCCGCCAACGCCGGCCGCATCGAGGCGGCGAAAACCTTCTTCAAACGGCCGGACGGCGAGCATGGCTTTGCCGATTGGCTGCGTATTCTCCTAGAAGAAGTGTTCGTGACCGATGCCGCGACGCTTTATATGAGGCGCGATCGCGGCGGCCGCCTGCAGGCGCTCTTGCCGCTCGATGGCGCGACGATCAAGCCAGTGATTGACGCGTGGGGCCGCACGCCTCAACCGTATAGGGATGGCGACGCGCTGGTCTATCCGGCAGCCTATCAGCAGATCTTGAAGGGTTACCCGGCGATCGACTATTCGGCGCGCGACCTGATCTACCGGCCACGCAATCCTCGCGTCAATCGCGTCTATGGCTACGGCCCTGTGGAGCAAATCATAACGACGGTAAACATCGCGCTGCGCCGGCAGATGTTTTTGCTGGATTATTTCACCGAGGGCAATATCCCCGACAGCCTGATCGGGGTGCCGGAAAATTGGACGCCGGATCAAATCGCATCTTATCAAAAATATTGGGATGCCTATTTCGACGGAGACCTAGGCCGCCGCCGCCGAGCGAAATTCGTTCCTGGCGGAATCGCAAAAACCTTCATCCAGACCAAAGAGCCGGAGCTCAAAAGCGCTTTTGACGAATGGCTGGCGCGTATCGTCTGCTTTGCGTTTTCGATCTCACCGCAGGCGCTGACGCAGACTATGAATCGCGCCACTTCCGAAACGCAAAAAGAGCTTGCGGAAGAAGAGGGGCTCGGTCCGATTCTGTCGTGGGCTAAGACGCTCGTCGACGACGTTTTAGCCAATGAACTCGATGCGTCTGACCTCGAATTTATCTGGACCGCCGGTCATGAAACCGATCCGCTGACGCAGGAAACGATTCTTTCAAACTATGCGTCGAAAGGCATTTTGACCATCAATGAGGCGAGGGCCGCGCTGGGCCGCGAACCGTTGCGGGAAAAGGCCGCGAACACGCCGATGGCCTTGACTGCGGCGGGATACGTGGCGCTGCCGGAATAGCGAGAAGAGGCGGCCTAGCGGACTATCAGAGGACTCACGCAATGATATTGCGTCGGTGTTCTTTTTCCCTCTGCCGGAAGCGCTCATTCCAGGGGCTTGTATTCGGCAAGACGCGAACGCCTGCGCCGACGTAACCGGCGCACCGCGGCGAAAACCGGCAAGCCCAAAGGTTTTCTTTCCATCTTTCAACAACGAGGAGCGGGCATGACCGTGCTGCGAATGTTTATACCCATCACGAAGGTGGACGCGGCGCAGCGCCTCGTCTATGGCGTCGCCACCGCTGAAATGGAAGATCGCGCCGGGGAAATTTGCGATTATGCATCGACTAAGCCGCTTTATGAAAAGTGGTCGGAGCAAATCGCGAAGTCCACCGGCGGAAAATCCCTCGGCAATCTGCGCGCCATGCATGGACCGGTCGCCGCAGGAAAGGTGACCGAAATCAACTTCAACGACGCAGACCGGCAGATCGAGATCTGCGCCAAAGTTGTCGACGAAGCGGAATGGGCGAAGGTCTCGGAGGGGGTCTACACCGGCTTTTCGCAAGGGGGCGCCTATGCGCGGCGGTGGACCGACGCAGGTGGCCTCACTCGCTACACGGCGGCGCCTAGCGAGATCTCGCTAGTCGATTTGCCGTGTTTGCCCCAGGCTCATTTCGAAATGATCAAGGCTGACGGCACCCGCGAACTGCGATGCTTCGGCAAAAACATGGGAAACCTTGGGCAACTCGCCACCCTCGTCGAAGTATTGGATGATCTACAGAAGGTCTCCGCGAGGATGGAACGCGCTGAGAAGGACGATTCGGATGCGCCGAACACATTTCGCGATCTTCTCGCCCGCGCGTCCGGCATCCTACGAGCCATGACGATTGAGGAGGGCGCTCAGCTCGGACCTATCGAAAAGTCTTCGCCGCAGCCTATGAAATTATCGGCGCAGTCAAAGCTCCTCCCGCGTCCCTCCGGCGCTCAGTTGGCTAAACTTGGCGCGCGCAATAGTGAGTCAGATCAGACTCGTATCCAGACGATGCATGATACGTCGGCGGAGCTCGGAGCTGTTTGCGGCGCCCAAAAAAGCATGCCGGGCGGCCTAGAGAAGCGCTTTGATGCGCTCGCCGCGACTTTGGCCGATGTGTTGCAGCGCGTGAAGCACATTGAGGCGCAGCCAATGCCGCTGCCGTTTGCCGGCCAGCCCCGCGCGATCGCCAAGCACGAAGACGGCGTCGTCGATCCTCGCGGTAGCGGGGCAATCGAGAAGCTCCTTCTCGATCCGGACGCGTTGTCGGTTCTCGCCATTAAGCTGGCGCAACGCAACGGCCGCGCGCCAACGCGATAGCCCCTCTTCGCGCGCGCCCGCAACGGCGAAAAAACGCGCAACGATGGCGTTCGCTTGAACGCTTGATTGATGAATGCCGCGCCTCACAAGAGACAAGCCGTCTGCCTCAACGCTGTTCGCCAAGAGCGCCGGCGATCTCATTTCACGGTCCTCTGCCAGGAGTACGCTATGACAACGCACACCGACGTTCAGGACGTTCTGGACCGGCTCAAAACCGCGCAGCAGAGGCCGCTAGGCGATCCTCGCTTTCAAGGGCTGCTCGGACTTGAGAAAAGCACCTTCTCGGAAAGCGCCAGCGCGACTTCTGGCCTCACCTTCTACGATCTCGAACTTGGGGCCAAGTTTCTTTATCCAGTGCTGACGCCGTTACGCGACACGATTCCAAGGGTCTCCGGCAAAGGCGGTCTCCAGGCTGCGTGGCGCGCGATCACTGCGATCAATACCACTGGCCTTCGATTCGGCGTTTCGTCGGCCAATCGCGGCGGCGTCCTCGCGGTCTCCACACAAGACTACACTGCGAACTATAAAGGCATCGGGATCGAGACCAGCGTGGATTTCGAAGCGCAGTACGCTGGGCAGGCCTTCGACGACATTCGTGCGATCGGCGCTAAGTCGGGTCTTGAAGCGCTGATGCTGGGCGAGGAGGCAATGATCCTTGGCGGCTGCGCCTCGAATGTGCTTGGCGTGACGCCGACGCCTTCGCTGACTGCTTTCGCGACAGGAGGGTCGCTTGTCGCGCAAACATGGTCCGTCATCTGCGCCGCAATGACTCTGGACGCGGTAATGAACGGCTCCATCGCCGCCGGGGTGCAGGGACAACTGACCCGGACCAACGCGGATGGGTCGTCCGATACATTTGGCGGCGGTCTCGGCGCCAAGAGTCCGAACGCCACCGTTGCCACGACGGGAGCGACAGGATCGATCAGCGCCGTCGTTACGCCAGTTGCCGGCGCTCTGGGTTACGCCTGGTTCTGGGGCTCGGCGGGATCTGAGAAACTTGGCGCCATCACGACGATCAACTCTACCGTTATCGCCGCCGCAGCGACCGGTTCTCAAACAGCGGCTTCGTTGAGCGCCGGCGACTTCTCTGGAAATGCGTTGGCTTTCGACGGCTTGATCTATCAAGCGATCAAGCCCGGCTCTGGAGCGTCGATCTATACGATGGGCTCCGGCGCCGCAGGCGCCGGCTCGCCGCTTACGGCGGACGGCTCAGGCGGCGTCATCGAGATCGACACCGTGTTAAAATCCATGTGGGATAATTATCGCCTGTCGCCCGACTCGATGTGGGTAAGCTCCCAGGAGGCATTGAATATATCGCGGAAAATTCTATCAGGTTCGCAGAACTCCGCGCAACGCTTCGTGTTTGAAACCGCGCAGGACATGGTTGGCGGCGGCATCATGGTTCGGACCTATCTCAATCGCTTCTCGATGCAAGGCGGCAGCGTCATTGATATCAAGGTGCATCCCAACATGCCCGCCGGAACGGTCTTATTCACCACCAATGTTCTGCCTTATCCGCTATCTGGCGTCGGCAACGTTATGCAGATTCGCACTCGGCAGGATTATTATCAGATCGAGTGGCCGCTTCGGACGCGTAAATACGAGTACGGCGTATACGCAGATGAAGTGCTGCAGAATTATTTCCCGCCATCGCTCGCGTTGATCACGAATATTGGCAATGGCTGATGCTGGTTTGGGTTCCTCCGGATGCCCCAGACGAACAGTACGAAATGCCGCGCCAAACAAGGACGATCGCCATGAAACTACGCGTTCCCGAAGGATGCTGCGCGATCTCGCATCAAGGTCAGACTGTTGAGATTGGGGAGGATTGTTCGATAGAGGTCGATGACGCCGTTTGGTCCGTCTTTTCCGCTCATGGCTTCAGACCATGGGCGGATGGACAACCCGCGCCGGAAGTCGCTGACATGACGCGCGAAGAGCTCGTAGTTGCGGCTATGAACGCGAGCCTGCTAGCGCTGCAGACGACCAGCGCGGAGGAGATTCGGGCGCGCCTGATCGCTTCTCAGGGATCGGTCGTTGCTTTCGGACAAGCCTCGCAACAGGCGACGTCTATGGTTGACGCCGATGTTGAATCCATATCGACGCTCAATCGGCAGGGACTCTTTGCTTTTCTTAAAGCCAAAGGAGTCTCGGTATCCCTGCCAGTCACTAATGAAGAACTGCGGGCTCTAGCGCGACAGTCCATGGGCTAGCCAAATAGGCGCCAGCCGGGGCGCCCTCAGCCGCTTTGAATTGAGTTCGATGGCTTGTTCCGTACGCGGAGCAAGGCGAGCGCGTTGCTCCCGCTTGGGCGGGGCCGTTGCCGGACGCCGACCCGGATGCGACGAGCGTCGTCCGAAGATGGCCGAGCATTACAAAGGATATTGGCTCATGGCCTCACCCTCGGATCTTGCCACTTTAGCCAATGTCAAAACCTGGCTAGATATTGCTGGAAGCGACGACGACCAGCTCTTATCGCAACTCATCACACAAATAAGCCGAGCAATCCTCAATACGCTCGATCGATCTTCGATTTTGCCGACGGCTTATACCGAGACCTATGATGGCGGCAATGAGGCGTCGATTCTGCTAAGGCAGTGGCCGGTCAACGCGATCGCCGCCTGCAGCGTTGATGGGGTGGCGATTCCGCCAGCGCCGCCGTTGGTTGCGGGAGCGGCTGCCCAGATGGGCTATGTTCTCGACTCAGCCGACATGGCTCCGCCGGGGCGGCTACAAAGATTATCGCTGCGACGCCGTTTTTTCACTCGTGGCCTTCAGAATATAACGATCTCCTACTCAGCCGGCTATCAGGTCACTTCAGAGCCGGCGATCGCGCCGGCCCTTGCGCCGCATAGCGTATTAGCGCAGGCGCCCTACGGCGATTGGGCGAACGATGGCGGGGCAGCCTATGTCAATGGCGCCGCGCTGACCATGGTAAGCGCTAACCCCGCCGCCGGACAATATACGGTAGCGAACGGCGTCTATACCTTTGCCGCGGTGGACGCGGGCGCCGAGGTGACGGTCACTTATGGTTATGTGCCCGCGGATCTCGCGGTCTGCTGCATGGATTGGGTAGCCGAACGCTATGCCTACCGTTCGCGCATTGGTCAGCAATCCAAATCGCTCGGCGGACAGGAAACAATGAGCTTCATCGTCAAGAGCATTCCTGATTTTGTAGCAACCGCTTTGCAGCCTTATCGCCGCGTCGTGACACCATGAGCAGCGGCGTATTTGATATTGCAACGGTTCAAGACGCGCTCCTCAGTCGGGCCGACGCTTTCCGCAACGCGCTCGAAGCTCGGATCCAGGCGAAGTTGAACGGCGGCGTTTTGCGCAGCCGATCCGGGGCGCTCGCGGCTTCGATTCAGTCGGCCGTGGAGGATGACGGATCGGCTGTATCCATCCTGGCTTCGAGCAGCGGGTTGGCTTATGCGGCGATTCAGGAATTCGGAGGCAAGACGGCGGCCCATGATATTATAGCAGTGAAGGCGAAGGCTTTGGCTTTTAACGCGGGCGCCGGACAGGCCTTCGCCAGGAGCGTCCACCACCCAGGTTCGAACATTCCAGCGCGCTCCTATATCGGCGGCTCGCTTTCGGAAATGGGGGAGGACATCGTGTCTGGTCTGAAACAGGCGGTGCTCAAAGCTCTGGCGCAAGATTAGCGTCAACGGCATCGAATCAAGGCGCGTCATAAAATCTTTCAAGCAGCTTGCAAAGGGGAAACGGATGGCCGCGACAACCCGCGAGAACGCCATCGAGGCGTTGCTCGGCTTGGTCTCCAGCGCCTATGCTTGGAAGCTGGGACCGGTGCGCCGCCTGAAACTCTGGAGCGACGTGCCCGCGATCAGCCGTCCCGCATGCTTTCTCTTCGAGGGAGGCCAGGAGACCTATTCCTGGAGCGACGGCGCTTTGCCGAAGCGCATCCTTGAGGTGAAACTTTTTGTCTATCTCAACGCAAAGGATCCAAGCGTCGCCGGCGCCATGATTTTGAACGATGTCATGGACGCGCTAGATGCCGCCTTCGCGCTTGCTGGCGGCGATATTGTCTTGGGCCGCAATACATTGGGAGGCGTTGTCTATCATTGTCGCATCGACGGCAAAACCTTGAAGGACCCAGGCGACCTAGACGGTGACGCCCTCTTGATCACGCCGGTCAAGCTCATCCTGCCATGAGATAGACGTTCATCAGCACGTTTCCGTCCTTAGGCCATGGGCGCCGCGATGCCGCGCCGCGCCATCGAGCCTGGTCGATGCACGCCGCACGTCAGCAATAAATCAAATGAAAGAGGTCATCCATGTATAGTTTTGGCTCGGGCGTTTTATTTGGAACGCGCACGGATATTGCGAATGCGACGCCCGTCAACTTCGGTTTGGTGCAGGAAGTGACGATCGAGGAAACTGCGACAGTTAAGGAACTGACCGGCCAGTTTCAACGCCCTCTGGCGATCGCGCGAAGCACCATAAAGACCACGGGCAAGGCGAAAGTCGCGAAGATTTCAGGGCTCGCCATGGCGAACCTATACTACGGCCTGACGCCTGTTCCCGGCCAAGTGGCGACGGCGTTCGGCGAGGCCGGCATTGTCCCTAACTCCGGGGCTTCGGCCATTACCGTATCGAATGCTTCGGAATGGCTCGGCGATGATGGCGGCGTCATCTATGCGGCTTCCGGCTTGCCGTTGGCCAAGGCCGCTTCGGCGCCCACGATCGGCGAATATTCTGTCGCCGCAGGCGTCTATGCGTTTTCTGCGGCGGACGCCAACGCAGCTGTGCTGATCAGCTATACCTACGCGATCCCGACCGCCGGTCAAAAGTTCACGGTGATCAATCAGCTTCTAGGCGCGACGCCGACTTTTAAAGCGTGTTTTTACACGACCTTCCAAGGTAAAGCGGTTACTCTCACGCTCAATAATTGCACCTCGAGCAAACTGAGTTTCGAAACCAAGCTCGAGGATTTCGTCATGCCGGAATTCGATTTCTCTTGCTTCGCCGATGCCGCCGGAAACGTCATGACCTGGTCATTTGCGGAGGTATCCTAATGCGGCCGCAGCTTGAGACGATTCGACTTGGGGCGCATGAGTGGCCGGTACGGCCATTGACGCTTCGCCAAGTTCAGGAGATCGAGCCCATCTTGATGGCTAGCGCGGAGGCAAATGGCAATATCGCCGCGGCGATGGCGATTGTCGCAATTGCGCTGCGACGCGATCATGCCGAGGCGGCGGCCTCGCTCGGCGATGTCGAGGCGACAGCGCCAGAGATCGCCAGCGCCATGGCGGCGGTTCTGCGCCTCGGCGGCTTCCTCGAAACGTTCGTCGAGGGAGGCGCCCGCCAGGGGGAAGCCTGAGCGGGCGCGGCGTCAGTGGATCCGCAGCCCGCTTCGACTTCGATTTCATCTATGCGAGGGTAATGACCGGCTGCGGTTATACGCCCGCCGAGATCGATGACATGACGATGCATGACGTGCGTTCGCTGCTTACCTATTGGCGCGACTATCCGCCGGCACATGAGATTCTGAAATGCGTCTATCGCATCGAACGCAAGCCTGAATCGCCCCGACACAAGGAAAATCCCGACGATCCAAGCGGGATCGGCGGTCTCATTGCGCGCTTTCCTGATGGCTTTGTGGGAGGCGGGAAAAGCGCCTGAATGCCGCTCGGCGCTTAATGCACGCCGAGTGTCGCCGTTGAGTCGCCACCCGAAACGACGCGGCCCCGACGTTTTCGCGACCCCGAAAAAGGGCTACGAAGTCCATCACATGGTGGAGCATGGGACTGCCGCACGCCGAGGTCACTTTCGCAACGATATCGATGCGCGCGGCTTGCTTTGAAGCGACTCTACGATCATCCTAACTTACAGGTTCGCTTGAAAGCCGCAAAAAATACCCCGGCATTGCTCGGAATGAGGCGCTTGGCGTTATTCAAGCGATCGGGAAACGGGGGGATACGCCTAAGGCGCTGGAGGCCGGTATGACGCTACGAACAGGCGCTACAAGTTATCCATGCGACTAAGGAATTTGGTTGGACGCCTCGGTCCGATGGAAACGGGAATGATGCTAATTAATTTCGAAAGAGGGATATTCAAACCTGATTGAGGGGGCGCCGCGAGACCTGGATATGAATGATCTACCGGAGACCGGTTCGGCGCATCGAAGTCATAAAAGCGGCAAAATTTGAGCGCCTGACTATCGACGAGCAAGCTTGGCGAACGGGCAAGACCGTGAGTAGCCCCACCAATGCAAAGCGCTGTTGTTAGCAGGCGTTGTTAGCAGGCGTTGTTGTCAGGCCGAGCAAACTGCTCTGATCCAGTTTCGTCGCATGATCTGGCGATCTAAATCACGATCCTTTCAGGATAAATCGACTCTATCCTCTCCGCGGCCGGCGGCGCGGATTGTCGCGGCCTCGTGATCTTCTTCGCAACCAAGTTCAACAGGGGCTCGCGCATGGCCGATGATGTCTCCATCAAATTTACCGCCGATGTATCGGATCTGCAACGGGGAATGCAGCAGGCGACGAGCGCCGTGGAGGCCACGACCGGCGCGTTGCGTAACGGAGCGACGCAAATCAGTTCCTCCTTCGCCAGCCTTGCGCAGGCATCCGCTAGCAATGCGTCGCGAAGCCTAGCGACGACGCAAGCCTCAGGCGATACGGAACTCGCAATTGCGCGCCAGAACGAACAAGGCCGCTACGACATCGCCGTGAACGGTGCGAAATTGCAGTCCGCCCTTGTCAAAGAACAGGCGCAGACCGGCCAGATATCTCGGCAAGAGGAACTCGCGAGCCTTCTGTCGCTCGCACAACAACAGGAAGACGTCGAGGCGCGCCATCTTGAGGTCGTGCGGGGCACATATCAGCAGGGTACGACGGCGTATACGACGGCGCAGCGCCAAATCGATGAGCTTGCGAGTCAATCGGCTCTCCGGCGGCAACAGATCGAAAGTAGCGTCGGTCAGCAAATTTATGCGGATTACAGACGGACCTACGATCAAGTCGGATCGAGCGTCACAAGCTCTATCATGGGCATGATCCGGGGACATCAGTCGCTGCGGCAGTCCGCCCAAACCGTTGCCCTATCGATCGTGCAATCATTTCTTCAAGCCAGGGTGAAAATGGTCGCCGATTGGCTTGCTGGCGTTGCGGCGCAAACCACCGCGACAACGGTAGGAGAAACGGCGAAGACCGCCGCCGTGGTAGCCGGAGTGGGAGCGCGCTCCGCGGCGGAATCGACCGGGGGCGCCGCCTCAAGTATCGGCATGGTCTCGAATGTTCTTAAAAGCATTAGCGCCTCGGCGGGCGAGACCTTTGCCGGCATCTTCGGCTTCCTTGCGCCGGTCATGGGTCCGGCCGCAGCGGGCCCAGCCGCGGCCGGAGAGGCGACGGTGCTCGGAATGGCGAGCGGCCTGGCGTCCTTCGCGGTCGGCGCGTGGAACTTGCCAAGCGACATGATAGCGCAAGTTCATCAAGGCGAAATGATCGTTCCGGCCGGTCCCGCCGCCGCGATGCGTAGCGCGATTTCAAGCGGCGGCGCGGCGGGAACCGTGAACGTCCAGCACGCTACGCATTTCAACATAAGCGCGATCGATGCCGCCGGCGTGAAGAATTTCTTCAATAACAACAGCAAACAGATTCTTAGAACGATCAATGAGGGCGTCCGCACGGGCTCTCATTTGGGCATGAGCAAGCTCAAATCATAGGAGCATCCGGATGGATTACGTCAACGGCGTCAACCTTTTGCCGTCGACGGGCGAATTTACCTATGACCCTGTCGCCTACATGGGTCAGCGCGTCACGGAGTCTGCTCCGCTGGCGATCAACACTTATGCGGGGCAAGCCTCTCATAGGACGGACTTGGATCTCGCCATCGATCAACTCGTTGCTGAGTGCCCATCATGCACGACCGTCGCCGTCATTGTCGCATGGTTTTTTAATTCCGAAGCGGCGGCGTCATGCAAGGTCTATCCATCAACAACCTATATCGGCGGTAGTTTTCAAAAATGGAACGGAACGAGCTTAGTTCCGGATCACTGGCTTTGCTCGGGACTGAACGAGCGTTCGGCCGGGCTCATCCCTATCAGTCAAAGTAATGGATCATTTAGCTACGGTGGAACGCCTTCGGATCAATCTATCTTCCGTTGCATCCAAGATCTAAAAGCACGCGGCTTGCGCGTCGTCTTCTATCCATTTTTGCTCGGCGACATTCCTAGCAGTTTCCCGTGGCGCGGCAGGATCACTCATTCGCCCGATCTTTCTTTGGCGGCGACCGCAGCCATCGCGGGCTTTCTCGGATCCTGCGTTCCAGCCGAATTCACGCGCGACGCGATAAATCTTACTGTCAACTATTCAGGATCGCCGACGGACTACTCGTTCCGCCGAATGATTCTGCATTATGGGAATCTGTGTGTCATCGCAGGGGGGGTAGACCTCTTCTTGCTGGGGTCGGAGTTACGCGGTCTTGAGACAGTTCGCGGCCCTGACTGGACGCTGGCTGGAGCGGTTGATAACGCCGGCCACGCGATATGGGATTATCCGTTTGTCGCCGCGCTCGTGCAGCTTTCGGATGATGTGCGCGGCGTTTTTGATGTGGCCGGCTTCACCAAAGATACGGTTGGTTTGCACAATCTCATTTCATACGCCGCGGACTGGTCGAGCTGGCTCGGATACGTGCACACGGGATCCGACCCAGCGTCGCCAAATGGCCAATGGCCGCATCTCGACCAACTTTGGTCACATTCAAATATCGACCTCGTCTGCTTTGACAATTACCTTCCGTTGAGCGATTGGCCAACCGGCGGCGGCGGTCTCGACGCGCTGAATTGGGGTCTTGCCGCGCCGACAAGTTGGCCCGTCGTCGATCCTGCCGCCGCGGGATTGGGATTGACCGGCAATCCGACCATTTATAGCAAACCTTATTTGAAGGCGAACATCGAAGGCGGCGAGCGTTTTAACTGGTTCTATTTCGATGGAACTAACCTCGGACGTGGGTTCGATCCAGCCGGCTCTGACCTTCAAATCTCGTTGCCGGAAGGCGACCGTCTTGCGCAGACGCGGACGCGCTATTTTCCTGGTCAAGAAATACTTGGGCATAAGCAGCTTCGCTGGTGGTGGAACAACACGCACCAAGCGCTTTATGACAACGGCGATGGAACCGGGGAAACCTCAAAGGGCCCCCCGACCGGATGGGCGCCGCATTCCAAATCAATCGCTTTCACCGAATATGGCTATCCATCATGCGACAGATCGACGAATCAACCGAATGTATTCTTCGATGCAAAATCGAGCGAGAGCGCGACAGCTTACTGGTCTATCTGGAATGCAGCTGACGATCGCGGTTTTCTTCCGGCTGTGGATCAAACTCTGTCGCTCTTAGCGCTTCAAGCCATCCACGAATACTGGTTCTTGGATGGGAATAACGCGGCGGCTGGCGGCATTGACATGATTCAACCAGCATTTTGTTCGGTCTGGAATTGGGATGCACGTCCATTTCCCACATTCCCGCTGCTCGGAGAAGTCTGGGGCGATGCAGGCAACTGGCAGGCGGGCAATTGGCTTGGCGGCAAAGGGCCATTTATCGCGCTCCCGGTTCCAGATGCGCTCTATGCGCCACCAGCGCCGCCGGCTTTCCCGATGCTTAGCAGTCAAGCATGGTCGGTTCACTATCGACCGCAATTCAACACCGGAATTGTCGATCATGTGTCTGGCCGTGAAAGCCGGCTCGCGCGAATGTTGATTCCGACCTACGAGATCGAGATGGCTTTTGACCTGATCAGGATGGATGAATTCAACGCCGATCTTCAAACCATCCTCGGCTTCTATGCTCAGATGCGTGGGCAGGCTTCGGTTTTCACCTTTCCTGTTCCTCCAGAACTTGGTTTCGGCTCAGACGTCTTATGCCGATTCAACGATGACTCGGAAGATCTCGAAGAATTCATGAGCCGCCTTTTTCAGCTGCAATCCCTTAAACTTATAACGGTGAAAATGTGATGACTCCTCCGTCCTTTCCTGTGTTGCCGGGCCAGGGCTGGTCGGTCCACAAACGGCCCACGTGGAGCACGCGCGTCGCGAACCATGTCTCTGGCCGGGAGGCGCGCGCGCCTTTCTATTCACATCCTCTCTACGAGTTCGAACTGACATTTGACAATCTTGCTTCGAATGCGGCGTTTCCCGGCGTCGGCGCAAACTCGCTTCAAAGTCTTATGGGCCTCTATCTTCAGGTGCAGGGCCAGTTTGGAGCGTTTCTCTACACTGATCCGACTGACAGTGCTGTTACAGGACAGGCAATCGGAATTGGCGATGGATCGACCCTGACGTTCTCATTCGTTCGTAAGCTTGGGGGATTCATCGAGCCGGTAGGCTGGGTCTCGCTAGTCAAAAACGTCTATTTGGACGGTATTGGCCAGCCTTCAGGCTGGTCGATTATCGCTCCGAATAGTCTGGCCTTCGCCGCCGCGCCGAAGGGCGGCGCCGTGGTAACCGCCGATTTTACCTTCGCTTATCAGTGCCGGTTTATCGACGATCAGAACGATTTCGAGAATTTCATGGACGGGCTTTGGTCAGTTGACTCATTGAAGTTTCGGAGCATCAAAGTATGAGAGCCGCCCTGCCCGCACTAATCGCCTACCTCAACACTTTGCGCGCCAATCCCGATGCGCAAGCGCTTGTTGCCGATTGCTTCACGTTCACGCTGAGGAGCGGCTTGATCCTCGCTTATACGAATGCCGACGTTTCAATTTCTCTGAACGGGTTCGTCTATGCGGCCAATTCTATTCTGGTCGATGGCCTCAAATTCAAGTGCGATATCGGGCTCAGCGTTGATCAGCAGCAGATCACGATTGCTGCGAAGACCACGGATACCATCGGCGGCATCCCGTTTTTGCAAGCGGTTGGCAACGGGATCCTCGATGGGGCCGGAATTCAACGCGAGCGCGCCTTTCTGTCATCATGGACGGGTACGCCGATCGGTAGCGTGGTTCTGTTCAAGGGCCGAGTGGGGGCGGTTGATAATGTCGGGCGCACGACGGCGCAGATTACCGTCAATTCCGACTTGGTGTTGCTCGACATCGACATGCCGCGCAATCTTTATTCACCGAACTGCCAACACGTGCTTTACGACTCAGGCTGCGCTCTGGTCAAAAATGCACATGGCGCGAGCGGGGCGGTCGCTGCCGGATCAACAAATTCCATCATCGTCTGGGCTGGCGCTCTAGGCGCCTATGCGCAAGGCTCGATCACCTTCTCTTCCGGCCCGAACACCGGCGTGACCGCCAATGTGAAATCGGCGACGAGGAGCGCCTTGACGCTCTCCTATCCGCTTCCGCATGCGCCATCGGCCGGCGATGTTTTCACGATCTATCAGGGCTGCGACCATACCGCGGCGACGTGCCAATCGAAATTCAACAACCTGGCGAATTTTCGGGGGTTTCCTTATGTCCCGCCTCCCAGCTATGCGGTCTGACCTGCCGGTCCGCGCGTCTATTGTCGCGGAAGCCAGACGATGGATCGGAACTCCTTATCATTCTTGCGCCGATATTCTCGGCGCCGGAGTCGATTGTGGGATGCTCATCGTACGTGTGTTTGTTGACGCCAATCTTATAGAGCCGTTCGATCCGCGGCCTTATCCAACAGATTGGCATTTGCATCGGAGCGAGGAACGCTATCTCGGATTTGTCTCGGAGCGCTGCAAGGAAGTCGCTGAGCCCAGCCTGGGCGACATAGCGGTGTTTCGATATGGGCGGTGCTACAGCCACGGGGGAATCATAACCGGGATCAATCCCTTGAGGATAATTCATGCCTTTCAGCCGTATGGTTTCGTTTTAGAAGAGGCGGTCGAAAATAATCTTCAACTTGCCGATCGCGCGCGTCGTCGCCGCTATTTTAGTTTGTGGGAGAAAACGCAATGAGCTTCTTGCGCGGCGCAAAGACGACGTTGGCCCCGGCCTACACCGGCTTGCAATTGCAAACGTCTTGCAGCGCGCTTCCAATAGCGATCATATGGGGCGCCACTCGCGTCGCGCCAAACATCATCGCAACTGGAAACTTTCATTCCTTTCCGCAAACCGCCAATGGCAAAGCGAGTGGTAAAGGCGGCTTGATCGGCGGCGGCGGCAGCGGGGGCTATGATTACACCTCGGGCTTTATTCTTGGCATATGCGAGGGGCCGATCCATGGCGTCGGCGGCGTTTGGGATAATCAATCGACGCCCCGCTTCACCGCGCCGCAATCATGGAACGGCGCCGCGAACACGGGCCTCGGCGCGATCGGCTATGGCATCATGCCAGGCGACACGCCGCAGACGCCTTGGGGTTTTACCTTCTCTGGCCAATTGTCTCTACCTTACGGCGGTCTCGCCTATGCGATGAACGCTTCCATGGACTTGGGTTCGACGGCGAATCTTCCGTCGCTCTCGTTCGAAGTTTTTGGCTGGGCAGGCGGTAATGGGGTCCCGGTGTCAACGGCGGCGGAAAAATGTGCCAAATGGCGGCGTGAAAGTGTACCAGTCGGGTTAAGAGAAAAGGGCCGCAAAGCCCTGGAGTTTGGCATTGCCGCGCGCATTGAGGCCCGCGAAGCGCGG